GTCAATGTCACCTTCCCCCGCAAGGGTCATACCGAGGACCAGTACGAACATGCTCAAGAACACGGCAGTGAACATGAGGGCGATGTACCGCTGGGCCAGTTTAAAGGGGGCGTACGCACCGAGTAGGTCTATCTTCGCCTTAGACTTCTGAACCATCTCTTCTTCAGTGCTTGTGTGCATATCGTCAATGAGGTCCATCCCTTTTTTGATGACATCACCACTACCGAGGATCTTACCGAGGATACTAAACATCAAATGCCCTCCACCTTGTCCGTCCGTATGCATACAGCTTCGTAGTTTATTTTAGGCTCAGGAAACGTAGCCAGACTACGCTCACGAGCTTCAAAGCACCCTTCCATACTCATAAAGGGGCCTTGTGGGGCTACGAAGTACGCATTCGCCTCAAGCACAATTACAAACAACATCCACATTATGACTTCGCCACCCATACTAGTAGTAAAATAAACAGACCAATTGCAGACAGTGCCGCTATTGTGACACCGATGCCAATAGCCCAATCCTTAATCAAACGCTTGCGTCTTGCCTTCTTAGCCGCTTCCCGCTTCTGTGCATTCGCCCGCATCTGCTTACGGTTTGCAACGAACTTACAGTAGTCTTCCCATAATCCCGGTCTGCCACTGTAGATAAACATGTTCTTGATTTCTGTTTCGTGGCGCATAATGTCTTCAAGGGCTATGAAGGCATCCATGTCACCGGCTTGGGCTTTCTTCTCAATTTCTTCTTTAGCGTCTGAGAGCTTAGTAAGATGACTGCCCATCTGCCCTACAGAATCTACGTGCCCTGCGAACTCCTTGATCGCGCCAATAGCTTCATTCGCTATCTTGATCGCGGCAATAGCCTCGAATATCACCCTGATTTCCTTATAGTTTTTATGGAGGCAAGCCGGCTTACCGTCGGGGTTACTTGTCGGCTTTAGAGTCGATCTTCAGTTCGATGTGGTCTAACTTATCAAAGAGACGCTCGATAACTCGGTCAAAGTCCTCTTTCTTCACGTACTCTCCCGCTACCAAGACTTCTATCTTGCTGACTTTTTCAGCCAGCTCCCTATCCTGTTCCTGTAATGACTTTAAACTGTCCCACATGATGCGAAGAAACCAGCCCAAGAGGACCATGATGGCCCCTACGGCGGTGTTGAAAAGGTCTTGGAATTCCACGGATAGTATCCTTAAGCTGAAGTTACCGCATCTGAAGCCGCTTGGCCTGCCGCGTTTGCATCTTCCTCTGAATTACCGTTCGCAATAGCTTGATCATATGCGGACTGATATGCACTTAATTTCGCAGTAGCCAATGCATGAGCCGCTTCTTGGGCCGCTATTTCTGCTTCCTCTAAGGCTTTTGCAGATTCCCATCTATCAACAGCGAATTGGTATCCAGAAACAGAATTTATGGCCGTATTTTCAACAACATCTCCAGTATCTGGGTTCTTGATTTCAACTTCTCCAGACTCCCCATCCCACTGAATTGCGTGAATATTTTGCGCCAAACCTGATGCATTTAGGTCTCCATAAAAAACCCCATCAACACCTACCTGCATCAAATTATCATCTTGACGAACAATAACCAAATTCATATTAAAGCCTCCCTAAGAGCTTATGTCGTAAAACCAACCAGTGATAATGTATTTACTTCCAGAATAAGGCGGGTTGCCTCTATGTGTATGTGTAAACCCAGATGGAAAAATACACAGATTACCTTTAACCGGAGAAATTTTTTCAGAGCAATATAAGAACTCAGTTTCCCCGCCAACCTCTACAGAATTCAAATACCCCGTATACACCAAGATTCTGCTTTGCGCCTCAGGATCAGCCCTACCTGCTTCTTTGTGAAATGCATGGAAACCCTGCTTAGGATCAGTTTTTTGCACCTTCACTTCAGAAACACAAAAATCTGATTCTGCTAATGTTGGATATTTATCTACATATTTTTTCGCGAAAGACACCAATATACGTTTAACTTCTTCGTCTAACTCTGGATTTACTAGCTTTAACCTTATTGCTATATCTTTCCTAATTGTTCTGTGATTGTCTTGTTCGCCCCTCTGAAAACACAAGGCTTTGTTTTGGAGTGCATCTTCAAATGAAGATATTACTGAATCGCAAATATCTTCAGGTATTGCATTGCTTTCCGTAACAATAAAATCAGAAACATTGATCATGTTATTAAAAACCAACCTGTAATTATATACTTGCTAGATTTATAAACTGGATTGCCCCGATGGGTGTGAGTAAATCCGGCAGGGAATAATAAAACACGACCCTTTTTTGGCTGAACTTTGATTCCATACTCTATGAACTCAGTAGTGCCATCATCTTCTTCAGTGTCGTTTAAGTATGCCATAAACGTCAGATATCTAACCGCTTGCTGATGCGGGAAACCCTGCTCACAATGCCAATTGTAAAACCCACCTTGAGGCTCTATTTTTTGCACCTTTATCTCATGAGCGTTCAGCGAAAAAAAATCGATCGACGGGTATTTGCTTGCGTATTGATCGAATGCAGTTTGTATGTATGGATATATAGCTTGAGCCACACGTGGAGCCTGTGTATTAAGGTATACCTGAAAGTCCCTTCTGGAGCCTTTTGAAGCATTTCTGCCGTTGTGCGCTATCCCAACATCAATATGATTTTCTACAACACCAATAGCTTCATCGCACAAATTATGGGGCAACAGATCATCATAAATTTCTATGAATGTATTCGGAATCACTTCAAATCCTTAATACTTAATATGCTTGAGTCTGCATGCAGTTCCGCTGTGGCCTTTAACAAATTTTGTGATGACTGATTTGCCTTTACCATTTCGTTTCGGAATGACTCAACCGCCGCGCCTGTTTGCCTACCCTGCGCCGCATTCTCTACTAACAACATCGGTAGCCAAGCAACCGCACAAGCATAATCATCAACTTCCTTTCCAGTGTTTGGGTCTGAACCCCGCATCTGGCAAAACCATGCGCAGTCAAACTTTTTGCACGGCTCAAAATTGTTAAGTGGGCAATTGTCCTTTATTTCAAGCGGCATACTAATCCTTCGTTGCGATAATTACATCCACATACTGCACATCAATTGAAGCAGTTGAAGAAGACAATGATCCTGCAAGGTTTCCAATTCCGGGAGCACCATTTAATGTTCCACTTCCTGAAAAGCTGTGGTTGTGAGACCCGCTACCACCTGTACTCGTTGTATTTCTGTTTACAGAATTATGCTCATTACCGTCAGGGGTTCCATCAGCACTAGGCCCATTTCCACTTGAAGTTGAGCCCGAAAGTACATTGTTCACAGTGTGTGAGTGCGAGGGTATTTGATTGATAGAGAGAGTCGTATTCCCAACGCTTCCCGAAACGCTTACCGCCAAATTCCCCGCATCTGGAGCACCGTTTACACTAACCGTACCTGTTACGCTTGGCGTACCAAACGCAGTCGTGAACGCAGAACTACCACCAGAGCTTGCTGTGCCAGAGACTACACGCAATGCTTTGTCGTTGTGGGTTGTAGACTTAGTAAAACCTGTAGGAGCAGTGGTCTGAGCAAACAGCATGGCTGTTCCCGCGGGAAATGCTTCAATTCCAGTCAGAGCAGAACCGTCACCAGAAAAAGATGTGCCAGTAATAGTGCCTGTGATATTAATGTCACCCGTACCAGTAACATCACTACTGTTGAGGTCAAGATCGCCACCGAGTTGTGGGGTTGTGTCATTGACTAGGTCGGTATCGATGTTATTGATTTGTGTTTGTATGTTTGAAGTGACGCCGTCAACGAAGTTGAGCTCGGCTGTTGTGGCTGTGACCCCATCGAGGATGTTAAGTTCGGCTGTGCTCGCCGTGATGCCATCAAGGGTGTTAATTTCGGCGGGTGTTGCTGTGATAGATGATCCGCCAACCTGTAGGGTAGTCGCGTTTACTTCCCCAGAAGCACCGTACACTACGCCCTTGCTGTTAACAACAGTACCGGCAACAGAACCATCGAGGAGGTTCAGCTCGGAGGCAGTAGAGGTCACGCCATCGAG